CGATTGCGGCGAGCGATGTTGGTGCAACTTCGCCTATCACGCTGACCTTCACGGGCGGCACTTTGGTCAAAACCACTTCCTGAACAATGACAACTAGCGAAGGGGCTTTCAATGCAGATTGATTTGCGCGTTGCGTTCATCAATGGTCAGACCGCAGATGTGGATGCGGTGTTTGCCGATTTCATCGCGTTTGAGAAAGAACGCAGGCGAAGCGTCGTGCGGCTTGATGCCGATATGCAACTGACCGACCTTGCGTGGTTGGCGTGGCACGCCGAAAAACGGCTTGGGAAAACCGCGTTGAAGTTTGAACCTGATTGGGTGTCCACCGTGAAAAGCGTGGAAGTTCGCAACGACAGCGACGGTACTGCCCCTTTGGACAGCGCAAGCAAGTAGATAGACAGTCTGCCCATTGGCAGATTGCCGCGCTTGCTTGCGAAACAGGAATTGCCCCGCAAGATTTGTTGGATGCGGGGAATGAAATGATTGATGCAATGTTTGATTATTTGAAGCATCGTGCCGAAAAGCAACGCCAACGAAGGTAGTACGATTGGCGAATTATGGCTGAAACTTTCAATCCTTCCAAGCGCGGTGCGTTTCAGCATGATGTGATGATTGATGTGGTCGGGTTGAAAGACACGCTTGCGGAACTTCGCAAATATGACAAGGAACTTTATAAACAGATAGCCGACCAATTGAAGGGGATTGCTCAGCCTTTGGCGGCGGAAGTCGGGCGTTCGTTTCCGATGGTGTCACCGTTGCAACGCTGGCATATTCAGGGGGGTAGGCAGGGCAAATCGCGTATGCCGCCTTACAATCCTTCTACTGCGGCGCGTGGCGTGAAGCCCATCGTCTATACGGGCAACAAGTTCGTTGGCAAGAATGTCGGCATTCTTCGTTTGCAACAGATGGATGCGGGCGGTCAGGTGTTTGATGGTGCGGGTTCGCAGTCGCCACGCGCACAGATGGTGGCGAACTTGGACAAGCACCGTGCGATAAAATCGCAGGGCGGCGGCTTCCGTTCGCGCATCATGTATGGTGCGACGAAGCGCGGGTTGCCGCAGATTGAAGATGCGATAAACAAAGCAATTGAAGATTTGAATGTTCTTGTGGTTGCGCGGATAGCAAGCGGGTACTGACGATGGCACTTGGCATAAACATAGTTTCGGGCTTTGATGGTCGCGGGTTGGAAAAGGCAATCAAAGAATTTGAAAAGTTGGATACGGTTGGGCAGAAGGCACAGTTCGCCATTCAGAAAGCCGCGCTTCCTGCGGCGGCGGCATTGGCGGGGCTTGGGTTCGCGGCAGTCAAAGCGACGCAGGCGGCGATGCAGGAACAGCAGGAAATGGCGGTGTTGGCTTCCACTTTGGAACGGGTCACGGGTGCTTCGCAGGCGACGATTGATGAGAACGAAAAGTTCCTTGCTTCCATGCAACGGGCGACGATTTACAGCGATAGCGATATGCGACCCGCGTTGGCTTCGTTGGTGCAGGCAAGCGGCGATTTGGAACGCTCGCAGAAGGATTTGCAGTTGGCGATGGACATTGCGACTGCGACAGGCATTCCGCTTGTGCAGGTGTCTGATGCGTTGGGCAAAGCCTATAACGACAACTTCAAATCTTTGAAGGCACTTTCGCCTGCGGTTGCCGACAACATCAAACAGGGTCAATCGTTAGACCAAATCTTCCAAGAATTGACCGATACTTTCGGTGGGGCGACTGCGGCGGCGACGGATACTGCGGCAGGCAGGATGAAACAGTTGCAAAATCAGATGGCGGATTTGCAGGAAAGTCTTGGAACTGCGTTGCTTCCCATCGTGGAAAAAATCGTTCCCGTGTTTTCTTCTATGGCGGATGCGATTAGCGAAAATCAAACCACCTTCCTAATCATCGTTGGTGCGATTGCGGCGTTTTCTGCGGCAATCATCGCGGCTTCTACCGTCATCAAAGTTCACACCACCTATCAAAAATTGATGAAGATTGAAACGCTTGCCAACAGCGTCGCATTCAAATCGGCTGGTACTGCGGCTGTCGGTTTCGGTAGTGCGCTTGGCGGCTTGATGATATTGGAAGCGTTGTCGCCTTTGGTGAACAAACTGACGGGTGCGACGGGTCGCGCCGAAGAAGCATTCAAGAAAACAGGCAACGCACTAAACGAATTCAACAAGGGTACAGGGAATTCGGAACAGGTGTTGCGCGAATTCATCAATACGGTGCAAGCCGAATTTATGAAGTTTGACCCGCTTGGACAGTTGGCTTCCACTTTGAAGGGTGAAAGTTTCGGCAGGGAATTCCAAATCCTTAGCGACGATATCAAGATTGATATTGAATTCATGGATAAGGCATTCAAGAAGTTCGCAGATACTTCGCCCGAATATGCGGCTTCAATCATCGCGGCGATGAAGGCACAATTGGCGGTGACCGACCCCGCGAGCCGCGCCTACAAAGATTTGCAGGATGCGGTGGCGAGATACGAAAAACAGTTGCGTATCGCGACAGGCGCACAAGAAGCATTCAACGGTGCGGTTGCCAATACGCCGCGTGTCATTCCTTTGACGGGTGCATTGGCAAAGTTGGAAAGCCAAACGCAACGCGAATTCCTTGCGCGTCAGGCTTCGGCAGGCGCATTGGAAGAATGGAATGCGAAGGCAAATGCCGCGTTCCAATCCACCCGTTCGGGTGCTTCGGCGGTTCAGACCGCTAAGGAAAAGTTGGAAATCTTCACTTCGGCTTTGCGTGCGAACTATGAAGGGCAACGCTCATTGACCAGCGCACAACGCGGGGTGATTACTGCGAACAAAGATTTAGGCAATGCCATTGCCAACACTGCGAAGGCGCAGGATTATTTCAACAAAGTAGTTGGTGGTTTCCCGAAGAACAGCGAAGAAGCGATTGATGCCACCAACAAATTTGAAGCGGCGCAACGCAAAGTGCGTGACGCGAACATCCGTGTAAGTGATGCCGCTTTGGGTGTGACACGCGCCGAACAAAAACTTATAGAAGTTCGCGCCAAAGCCCCCGACCCCGAAAAGATTGCCGCGCTTACCCGCAAAATTCGTGACGCGAATACGCAACAAGCACAAGCGATTTTGTCGGTTGCCGATGCGGAAGCAAGATTGGCGGAATTGCGTGCCAAGACTGCCGACCCCGATGATATTGCCGATGCGGAAACGAATTTGGAACGGTCAAAATACAAAGTTGAAGAAGCGAATTTCCGTGTTGCCGATGCGGAAGCGAAGTTGGCTGAATTGCGTGCCGACCCTGATGCTTCCGTTATTGAATTGCGGCGTGCGGAAATTGACCTTGCGGAAGCGAAGTTGGGTGTCGGTGATGCAATTCGTTCCGTCAAGGATGCGGAAGAAAAGTTGGCTGAACAGCGCAATGTGGCGGCTACGCCGCGAGAAATCGCGGATGCTGAACGGGATTTGGAACAAGCAAAGTTGGCGGTTGAAGATGCGATTCTTGCGGTGAAGCAAGCGGAAACTGACCTTGCCGAAGAACGGGCAGTTGCACCGAAGCCAGAAGAAATCGCGGATGCTGAACGGGATTTGGCTAAGGCGAAGATGGATGTTGCTGATGCTACGGAAGATTTGGAAATTGCGACTTTTGAAGAAAGCATCGCGCAAGCGTTCTTGAACCGCATTCTGAACGGGGCTACATCCGACACCAAAGAATACAAGGATGCGCTGGATGCATTGAATGATGCAAAAGATGATGAAGCCGACCAACGCAGGAATGTAGCGGATGCTTTGTTGGCGGAAGCATCTGCGACGCTTGCGTTGCGTGATGCTATTGCTGAATTGAACAAGGTGACTGCAAGCACGCCTGCGAACATTGTTGCGCGGGGAACGGCTCAGTTGGCGGGTATCAGCACCGACAATCCCGCGCTTGCGTTGTTGAATTCGGGCGGTGTTCCGAATGCTTCTAATATCAGCGTGACGGTCAATGCGGGTATGGGTACGGATGGGGATACGGTGGCGCGGCAAATCATTGATGTATTGAAGGGCTATGAGCGTGCGAACGGGTATGTTCCCATCGTTTCCGAATATTCGGCGTTTGTGTAATCATGGCGACGCAAACCGCGTGGGGTGAAACGCTCACGGTTCTGATGGAACTTGGCTTCCCTGTCAATGTGTTCACGCTCAACAGCGCAACCGATGGCATTCTTGATGAAGATTTTTTGGATGGCACTTTGGTCGGTGACGATGTTGCCGCATATGTGCAGGACATTCGCATCACACGCGGCAGGCAAGACCAATTAGCGAACTTTTCTGCGGGGTCTTGTTCAATCACTTTGCTGAATAACGATAGACGCTTTGACCCAACGAATGAAAGTTCCCCGTATTGGGATAGCACGCTTGGTCAATCGGGGGTGACACCGCGACGCAAAGTGACGGTGCGGTTGGGTGGTCAGGATGTGTTCGTTGGGCGCATCACCGATATTGATTTGTCTTATGCGACAGGGAAAAGCACAGACCTTTCCACCGTGACCATCAATGCGGCGGATGATTTCGTGTTGCTCGCCAACACCGCAACCACCCAAGACAGGACACCCACCGAAGAACTGTCGGGGGCGCGGCTGGATTACCTGTTGCAGTTGCCCGAAATCAATTACACGGATGCCACGAACATTGATAGCGGCACAGCCACTTTGGGTGCATACCAAATCCCTAGCAACACGAATGCATTGCAATACGCACAGGCAATCGCGGAAAGCGAACAAGGATATTTCTTCGTGTCGCGTGATGGCATCGTCACTTTCACAGACCGCGTATCCAAAATTTTTGCTTCGCCTGTCGCACAATTTTCTGACGATGACGGAACGGAAATCAAGTATCAAACACTTAGCGTCATCTACGGGCAGGAATTTCTTTACAACAAGGTTCTTGCCACCCGTCAAGGCGGCACACCGCAAATCGCCAACGATGCGACCAGCCAAACCGAATACGGGATTAGCACCCTGAACTTGGATGGTTTGTTGCTCGCATCCGATGTGGCGGCACAGACCCTTGCGGATGATTTGTTGGATTTGTATTCCGAACCTGCGTACAGGTTTGATGGAATGTCGCTGTTGGTGTCGGCTCAATCATCGGGGGTTCGCACGACGCTGAACACGCTGGAACTTGGGGATACGGTGACGGTGGAACGGAACTATCAGACGGGTTCGCCTTCGCAGGTGGTGAAATATCAGACGGTTGAAAGGCTCAATCGGGTCATCACCCCCAATGTGCATCGTCTTGAAATAGCCATGTCGGATGCGTTCATCGTGTTTCCGTTCGTTTTGGATGATGCGGTGCGCGGTATTTTGGATGACCCCGAAAATGCGCTTTCGTGATTGCTATGATTTCGGTTCGGTAATCGGACAAGGCAGGTAAAAAGTGGCTGGTGCAGGCGTAAAACTTTTCGCAAGTGGCGATGTGCTGACCGCCGCGCAGGTCAATACCTATCTGCAAGACCAAGTAATCATGCGGTTCGCCACTACTGCGGCGCGTGATGCCGCATTCGGTGGCGCGGGTGAACCGACTTTGGCGGAAGGAATGTTCGCCTACATTGATGCCGATAACACGGTGTATTACTACACGGGGTCGGCGTGGGCGGCGTATGGCATCACGAACGATGATGACCAATTAGTATTAGCGGCATCACTTTTCGCATAGGAAGCAAACATGGCAACATACAGCAAAATCAAACTGAGCGGTTCTACCGATGGCAAACTAATCAAGGTTGCCGCAACCGCGACGGCTGGCACAACCATCCACACGGGTTCTTCTACTGCGACCACGATTGACGAAATTTGGTTGTATGCGGTGAACAGCGATACCACCGATAGAAAACTGACGATTGAATTCGGTGGCACTTCGTCGCCCGATGATTTGATTGAACAGACCATCACGGCTGAAAGCGGTTTGCTTCTTGTCGTCGCTGGTCTGATTATCGTGGGGAATGCCACGCCGCTTGTGGTGCGTGCGTTTGCCGCTACTGCGAATGTGGTGATGGTCGGCGGTTATGTGAACCGCATCACGGCGTAATCGGTTATGCGTTTCGGTGAGCGCACACGCTCAGG